GCCACGGATTTTTCCCTCTACTTGTTTGGATATTTGTGATCTACCTATTGTCATTTTATCTCCTAATATTTTAATATAATGTTAATTGAGGAACGTGCCTTGTTTTCTTTACAAGAAACACCTTTATGATTCCAATTGCTTTTAAAAACTTTTGCTTGACCCATTACATCCTTGTAAAAAATATCATTAATCATAGTCCCACCATCTGTTTCAAGTGGAGTATACACTATAGATAAGAAATTGTCTTCTTCTCTGTCTTTATGTAATATACCCTTTTGGTTTTTTAAATAATAATTACAGTGTATTCTAGAGAAAGATTTAGGATTTGTAAACTTAGTTTTATCTAAAATGATTGAAGTAATTATTCTAACATAAATAGATAAAGGATCATTTAAATTAAATTTTTTAAATCTTTCATCTATTTCATCATAAAGACAAAAACAAAAACCAACATGTGGTGTTTTATTATCGTAAGCAGTTAAATATGCATTACTATAATCATCGGATGCTATGTAATAATGCTTAGTTGCTAATATATTTAATAAATTTTTATTTTCATTACTAGGTAATATATTATCTACTAGTATTGGTTGATCAATTTTCAACATATTTTCTTATTGGATTAATTGCATCAAAATTAAATGAAATAATTGTTTTCGAGTTAGTAGATTTATTTAAAGGCGATCTATGTATAAAATAAGATGGAAAAATTATTATATCTCCTTCATTTACTTCAATGGTTCTTTTTTTAAGAGGATCAGTAGGTAATAAAATTTCTGTGCTTGGATTATCTTTATGCAAATTTAAATAATAAACTCCTGTATAATTAGAGCCATGTGTATGCCAACCATGAGTCCCTTCTTTTTTATATTGTTGAAACCAAACATCATAAATGGTGCATTTACTCAATCCAGAAGGTTCTATCATTTCATTTAATTTTTTTTGTAATATTGGATAAAATAACTGTACCCATTTTCTTGATGTGTTTTTACTATTATTCCAATCGAGGCTATGTATATTGTCGTTTTGACCTTTTTCTCTATCATACAAGCTTTCTTTATTTGTTTTAAATAAATCTAAAAGTTGATTTTTAATCTCTTTATGTCGTTCAATGCTTGAGTGAAATAAGTAAGTTTTAAATTCTATTAATGTCATAATGAAGTTTAACAAAATCTATTTCATAAACATTTTTAATTTTTTCTATCTCTTTTTTATTTAATTTATAAATTGGTTCAATATCTCTATTAGCATGTTGAAATCTTAAATCACAACGTGAAATAATTAATTTAATATTATTTGCTAAATCCTCTATTTTTAGAACATTATGAATATCATCTTGCATAAAATTATGAATGAAATGAGATTGAGGCATAGAATAATAAGAAATATTATTATTTTTTTTGAAATCCCTATCTAAAAACTTTAGTAATGTTTCTTCTTTTGGTATCCAAAGCTCCTTTATACAATGACGCCAAGATGATATGGCTCTTGTAAATGGATCTCTACAAGTTGTAAATTTTAAAACGTTCTCATTTTTTAATTCAATATTTTCTTGATACTCTTTGTATGTGTTAAAAAAGAAAACTTTTTTGTAATTTTTAAAAACATGCATTAAAGTAGTTGAAGCACATTTAGGCATTTTAAAATAAGCTGCATATTCAATCATTTTGGATTCTACTTTTTGTAAGATATTTTTTAATTGTAGAAAAATAATAATCTACCCATTGAAAGTCTTTCCAATTTTTAACAAATTTAATTTTTATTTTTTTATCTGTTTCAAATAGCATGTAGCATAATGGAGTGCCTTTTTTAACAAATATATGATTTTTATTCTTAGGTAAAGGCAAAAATAAATTTAATTCTTGATAATCTTTAGATGCATTAATTATACCAGGAACTATCTCAAAATCTGAAAAAGTCCACCAAGGGTTATTTATAATTATAGGAGAGGAGCAATTTATTTTAATATCAAACATTAATTTTGTTATAGCATAATATTTATCTTGGTTAACATATTTTAAAAACTGATTATTATTGTGTATGCTCAATCTTTTTCCATCATTGAGTATACCTCTTCCAAAATTAGATTCTTTGACACCGTCATGATCATACATGATTTCAAAATCACATGGTGCTAAAAAGCAAATCATGTTTCTAAAATAATTTATAAAACCAGAGCAGCTTCTTATAGATTTACGTCTAAAACTTATGTCAATTTTTTTTGGTATTGTTGGAAAATATTTAGGAAGATTTTTGGGGTATATAACAAAAGATTCTTTTAAAATATTAGAATCAATTAAATTACTACCAACACGAAGTCGGTTAGAAAACATTATACTAAATCTACTGCCTTTCCTATTATTGGTTTGTATTTAGTTTTTTTATCTTCTTTATAAGCTCTTAAATATTGACCTCTTGGTTGAAAAGGTATGTAACTTGCATGTATCCACCCTGAGTTAGGTTCACCGGGCGTGTAGTATTCAAGTATCAATTGGTCTGTTTCACAGTTCATCTTTACCCAGTCAGCAACTTCTGCATTATCTACACCAAGACATTCAAAATCAACGGCCTCAGCTTTTGAATGTTGGCTGGTCAAACTCGATCCTATGGCTACACACAACTCAGGTGAACGATATCCGCTCGTTACCTTCACTCTACCGAATTGATCTCGTACAGGCTGTAAAATTTTTTCACAAAGTGTCTTTAATTTTTCTACTTGATCTGCGTTAGGATTATTGTCAATACCTTTACGTATTGCAGTATCTGATTTGATTAATTCTTGAAGGGTAAAGTTACGACTTAGGTTCATAATTATTTCCAATTTATGTTAATATTAAATCGAGCTTGTTGATCTGTGCAATTTGTACTTGAATGCAAAATAAAAGGATCAAATAATATTATTCTATTCTCTTCAGATTTTACAAACTGATTGTTTATAAAAGTACCTCCGTCACAAGTATTTAATGAAAAAACGGCTCCATTATGTGAAAAAGGTAAATCTTGATGCTCCTCATGTTTTATTAATTTTTCAGTTCTAGTATAACAGTTTACCTTAACTCTTCTCAAAAACCAAATATCTAATTTTTCTAATAAAGGTTTTACTAAATGAAAATGATCGCTATTTACAACATTATTATCGTAAAGTGTATGAGTAAAATAAAAATCTTTTGTACTTTCATTTTCATTAGCCACCTTTTCGTTAAAAAAATAAGGAAATTCACTTGAAAGAAAACATTTTTGAATTTTACTAAAATCACTTTCTGGTAGAAAGTTATTTATTATTTTCATTTATTTAAAATTAATTTTTTGATAGATAAAGATCCATCTATATTTAATTCTAGTTCTGCTTCGGATCTTACACATGCGTATCTTATATTATCAGATACACCACGTCTTGCTTTACGTGCTCCTGCCAAGCATTCTTTAAGTCCAGATTGAATACGCGCCTCTTTTATTTCTCCATTAATCATCATAAGTAATGCCACTACTACTTCAGTCATGTCCGTTACCATTAGCTCTTACTTTATCTTTTAATTCTTCTAGATCTTCTAAAGCTTTTTCTAATTGTTTTTGTGTGAATTCTATATTTACTTTGTTAGTCATATTCTGTTCTTGAGTTTCAGTTAATTTTTCAACATCTCCAAACAACGCTTCGATTAACATAAATTGTTCTTGGTCTGTTGGCAGTTGTTCACTTTTTTTTAGTAGGTCTGCTTGAAATAGTTCTCTTGATGTTTCTAAAGAAGTAAGTCGTGCTGTAACTTCTGTATACGCAAAAACACCCATAGCGACGGCTACAACGATACCAATCATATTTTTGACCGGCATAGCTACTGAAGTATTTTCAGATATCTTCATTTTCTTTTAATTTTTTAATACAATAAAATTTAGCATATAAATTATATTTATTCACCTCTTCCTCACCTATATTTTCTAAAATGTTTATTGATTCTTTATATCCAGACATTGAGCAATTGTAGAAATTTTTATGTAAAATATCATAATTAATTGGAGGTAAACATGTTCCAGATATTGAGGAACATATTATTAAAGATAAAAAATAATTCATATAATTTTATTGTACATTTGGTCCACCACAAAGAGCTAAAAATAAAAATCCTAAAATTAATATACCTGTAAAGTAATAATTCATATTAATCCTATTCATAAGTTTTACAATATTATCTACAAATAGAACAAACTTGTCTAGTGCACCAAAAAATTTATATATCCACTTATCTATCATCTAACTTTTTTTCTATTTCATAAAACATTTTATCAGAATCTTCAGTAATTAATCCTTTATTTTCAACATTCCATTCAGTGCTTTGAACTTTATAGTCTGGAATATCGTTATTAGTAGTGTAGCTACTAACATTCCACAGAATACGATTATTAGGCTGAGCTGCATAATTGCCGTTAGTGAGAGCCAATATATGTGCACACTTATGTTCATCAGGTATTTCACTATGTTCAACATCTAAAATATTTGGGTCTGGATGCGCCCAATCAATTGTAAATAAATATTGTCCATAATAAAACTTTTTATCTATACCAAAATATTTACCTTTTTCTCCAATTAAAAAATCAAAAGTAGTAACACTAGGATAATAACTAAAACTGTTCCACAATTCCAACTCGTGCGTCTGCATATTCGGCACAGTGGCTCTGTCATACGATTTTTGGAAAAACGCTGAGATAGGCAAACGCCAATAGCATGCACCATTTGGTAACATGATATTGAATAAGATTGCACGCCCTGGAATAGATGTGGCAGCGAAGACAACACAGTCTTCACTTTCTCCCATATGTTCTTTAAGATCATAAAGATACTCCTTTCTTATTTTACAGTATATTGGAGGAATGTTTACGTTTAGATAAGCCATGTTTATATTTCTCTCTCCAATAATTTTTTCTTTCTAAGATTCTTACTCTTTTTTCAAGTATATCATATCCTAAAAGTTTTCTAAGGAGGTGTGCTAACATTTCCATCTTCTTCTCGCTTGTCTTAATCTTGAGTTAGGATCTTTTGCAGCTTTAGGAAATTTTTTCATTTGTCCTAAACTACGGGCACAAAAACTTTTTCTTCTTTTTGCATCCTTAGATCCTGGTTTAACTTTTCCTGTAACAGCAGTTTTTAATTTTGATCCAGGATTATCACGTCTATATTTAGCAACACCTGCCTTAGTCATACCTGCACCAGACTTTGTTGATCTAAAATATTTTTTTGTTTTAGGTGGCTGTACATCACCACCTCTTTTCATGCCTAATATATCTGCGTAATAATTATCAATCATTTATCTATAATTAGTGTAACAGTACAATCTGAAATAGCAGAAACTGTCATTCCGCCTTCAAATAAAATACCATCCTCAGCTAAATTATAAGCAAATGTATCTCCCGCAGGAACATCAACAATAAACTGAGTAACTGAATTACCATTTTGTAATGTTACTTGTCCGGCACTTGAAGAAGATGTTGAACCTAAGATAATTCCTCTTAATCTTGTTCTTCCTCCAAATACACTTCCGGTTGTTGTTTTTCTTACAGCTTTTACGTCTGATTTCATTTTAATTCTATGTAAATGTTATTGTTATTCCACTTGTTCCAGAGATTGTTGCGTGAATACCATCTTCAAATAAAATTCCATTTCCAGGTAAATACATATCTAATCCCTCTGCACCAAATAAGTATGTAGCAATCGTAGTGCCGGATGCTCCACCACTTTTAAATATTACAGATCCGCTAGCTGAGTTGCCTTTTCCTTGAATAGAAGTCAATCTTGCTCTTTTACCTGTAGCAACCATTTGTGCAGTTGAAGTAGCATGAGCACTCGATTGATCTGATGAAAAACTTCCTCCACCCATAATTTTCTCCTTTAGTTGTGGCTCCCGAAGGAGCCACTAATTAATTATTACTGTGAATCAAAAGGCGTTGCCAAAGATCCAGTAGCATTAAGTAAACCTTCAACAGCATATAAGTTAGCTGCGATTGCAGTAAATTTAATTCTTGAACCTTTTAGACCACCAGTTGTAGCAACAGATGCTCCTGCTTCACCATTTAGGTTAACTTCATTGTTTGCTGTTGCTGGAACAAATTGTTTTCCAGCTGTAGAAGCGTCAATTCCAAGTGTAACCATACCAACAAATTTGTCAGATGTGTTAGCAGTTTTGATAGTTCCTGTGAAATCATCAATAAAAAGAATTTCAAAAGTTGTTCCAATTGTGCTTTTATTATTTGGATCACTTCCTGGTCCTGCAACAGCAGAATCAGCAGTTGAAATTATTGAAGGTATTGTGATTGCAGTTGGTGTTGCTGCAGGATCCATTGTTACTAATCTTCCTGCATGGTCGGCAACAGTTAAATCTGTAGCTAAAGTAACAGCTTTTACTGCAGCAGGTCCTAAATTAATAAAACCATTTTTTGATCTGACCGGTCCGTCAAATGTAGTATTTGCCATAATATTCTCCTTGTATAGCGTTTTATTTTGTAGTCTCTATACCGTCTGCCTAGTCAGTCTACAAAATTATTTATTCTAGGTTGTTTTATTATACATAAAAAAAGGGGCGATGTGAACACCGCCCCTTTTAAGTAATACCTTAAGTATTTAATCTATTAACTAGTTGGTAAGTTTCCGTTACCAAAGATTGCTCTAGGATCTGAGAATCCAAAAGAATATCTTTCTCTAGCCTTAAATCTAACATTACCTGTATCGAAGTCTCCCTCAATTGCAGTCTTGATTGGTGATCTAACAAAATGTTTCATTCCGTTAGGTACATCAGTCATAAGGAAGAACGAGTCAGTATCAGTTAAGAAATTATTAACTGAGTATCCTTCTGGTACCATTCCCATAGACACAATTGCGTTGATATCGTTATCAGCTGTAGCCGTTCTTTGAGGTGATTTCATCAATCTCTCAGCAGTAAATTGTAATTCTTTTGGAATTATCATTTTTCTACCTTGAGTAGCGATTCTTAAACCTCTTTCGTCTACGAAACCAGCGATATCGATTAACGATTGCTCAAGTGAAGTTTCGTTAAGGTCTGCAGCTACGGATAATACATTTGAGAATGTACCACCAGTTGCTAGTGGGTGAGCGTTAGAAATTAACGGTTTCCCATCTCCACCAGTCACAGCAGTAAACTGTGCTTGGTTAAGTACGTTAGCAGCTTTAACTTGCTTCGTGTTAGACATAGATCTTGCAAGAGCTCTTGTGTATCTTGCAGCTAATCTGTCGTATAGATTATCTTCAATTGCTTCTTCTGTTATAGCAAATGCTAAAGCGATTGTTTCGTGATTGTATCTAGCTGTGAAAGTTTCACCTGCTGTATCAAACACTACTCCAGCACCCTCTTGTTTAGTTGGTGCAGAAGCGAAACCACTTAACATTACTTCTTCTTCAAAAGCTCTGTCAGATGTTTCAGTAGTATAAATCTCCGCATGTTGATTTTCATATCTACTATATTCCAGGCCGAATAAAGCATTCAAACCTGGCTCTAGTTCTTTAACTAGTTGTGATCGTGATATTGCCATAGTTATTCTCCTTTATTACGCTATGCCTGTTCCACTTCTGTAGAAGTGGTTGTTGATTCTAACAAGAATATTTGCATTTGCATTACCCGTATCAGAGTTTTCAGGATCTTGCGAAATATCAATCGCTTGAATTACGAATGTAGTTGCAGTTCCTGAAACACTAACATCAAGTTGTTGTTTCGATATTCCTGTTTGCGTTACACCTGTTGTGTTTGTAACAGAGTAGTTCTTGTACAAATCAGCTCTTGTAAAAGTCGCATCAGCATCAATTAAAAACACTGCATCTGGATCATCAATGATGAATGCAGTAATATCACTAGCAGCAATACCGCCAGGATAAAAGTTACTGAATGTTGGCTTTTTAGTAGTTGGGTCTGTATAAAAACATCCGTTAAAAACGCCTACCACAGCATCCGATGTGTTAGGACCATGTCTTCGGATATTACCAGTTCCTAATGGTTCAACCATTTCTCCTTGGAATATCGCATCTGCATAGCCTGACGCAATCGTATATCTGTTTTGAGCTCCAACTAATGGTGTACCGTCTAGTTTTCTGTATGGTCTAAGACCAAACTTTTCACTTACGTTTGCCATGTTTTTGTTCTCCTTTTAACAGTTTATTTTCAACCCTAGTAGGTATTGCAAAATTATTTTTTGCGTCCACCACCAAAGGTCACTCTGGACTGTCTATCAATATTGATAGGCATATCCGGGTGCTGTTCCTTCATAAGATCATTGTCAACTGCGTTCATTCTATCTTGAGTAAGTCTTTTAAAATACTCAGCGCGTTGTTCCAATATCTCTACCGGTATCCTTGCCAGCACAAGGCCCCCAATTCCAATACACCCCTCGTATTTACCTTCGGTATAGAAAGGATATTTGTTTGTGCCGATCTCGTTTTGCACTTGTTCGACTTTTACAAATTCCCAACCTTCCCTCATTTTTTTAGATACATTAGCTGTATCTTCAAAACCTTGAACGGTTGTACGTATCCATCTATGGGCGTAACCGTTCGGTGCGGGTGGCGCATCCAAACTGGATGGTGGAGTCCATGATTTTTTAGCTTCTTTCGAAACTTTAGTCTCTGACTCCCGTGAAGTTCTATCAATTGTACTCATTATTTATCCTCCTTCACGTATCTAGCGTATTCCTCTAGTGGCACCCCTAATCGTTTAGCAATAGCTACTTGTGACTTGGTGAGTTTCACAGTTCTGCGTCCTTGTTGACTACGACCTGCCGAGGCCACCGTTTGGACGGGTTTCGGTGTCTCTTTTTTAGGCTCGTCCGTAGTGTTATCAAAACTCTCAGGAAAATATTTCCTTAGTCTTGAATTAACTTCATTATAATACTCATCGCTATCCACTTCAATACCCTCTTGAGATATATTGTTATGTATAGTTATGGCAGCATTAGTCATGACCTCATCATTTCCAAACCACTTATTCTCTTCTGCCCACTTTTTAGCTTTAGGAGTAATCTGTGGTTGTTGTGATGATTCCGCTGTTTGAGGTTCAGCTTGTACGTTATTTGTTGTTGTTTTTGTTTCTTCTTCTTTTTTTTGTTTTTCTCTATTAGCTAATTCTAATCGAGCCTTTTCTTTTTCAACAGCTAATTGAGTTAACTTATCGTTAGCTTCCATTATTTGGGTAGCATCATTAGCTTCAATCGCTTGTTTCAAAGCCACTTTGACTTGTTCTCTTTGTGCATCTACTCTTGCATCAAATTCTTTTAGATACTGTTCATCAGTCTCCTTAAATTTTAAAGAACTTTTGTCAAATTTTTTCTGTAAACCTTTAGCAAAATCAAGAGCTGCTTGTTCTCTTCTCTCAGCTTCTTTTTTTTGAAAAACAAGTTTATCTATTCTTTTTTGATAATCTCTTCTTGATTCTTGTAAGTTTGGTTTTTCTTCTTCTTTTTTTTCTTCTGTTTCTACTTTAGTTGTTTCGTCTTTATCTTCTGTTACCTCAATATTAGGTTTGTCTGTTTTTTCATCTTTTGATTTAGAGTGATCTGTATAACCTAAATCAACTTCTCCTAAATTAAGATTGGGTTCTTCTTTTTGTTTTGGTTTTTCTTCAAGTTGAACACTTTCTTCTTTTACATCATCAGTATCTAGTTCAACTTCTTTTTCTTTGGCTAATAATGCTTCTGCACTATAGTCTTTTACTTCTGCCATGTTTATCCTCCTTTATTAAAATAAATGGAGAATATCTTCTGGCTTTTTTATAGTTCCTATTATTTCATCATCATTTAAAATACGATGTTCACCGTATTTGGTTTGAAATCTACTTCCAGTGTATCTGCCATAAATAACAAATTCACCTTCTTTACACCAAGCACCATTTGGAAATTTTTCTTTATCCTCATAACAAAGGTCGCCCATTTTAACTACAAGTCCAACTACTGTTGTCATTTGTATTTTATCTTGGGTTTCATCTGCTAGAATTACACCGCCTTTTGTTTTAGCTTGGCCTGACCATGGTCTGACAAGCATACGGTATCCAACTGGGTTAGGTATGATTTCAAGATATTTTTTGATGCCTTCTGAATCTGTAGGAATTTGTGATTTTACCTCTGCTTTATTTTCATTCTTACCGAAATCTGTAAGCTTGGGCTTAATCAATTGTACCATCGTTATTCTCCTTTTGCAGGTTTTTAATATCCTGAAGCAGCGTTTCTAAAGCGCTGAGTCTGCCACGAGCATACATTAATCGAGATTCTGTTTCAACCCCATAGCAAATGTGATCCTTAACATCTTTTATTTGTTTATTAATAACATTTACTATTTGGTCTTTAGTAAATGGATCTAACATTAAATTTTAAATGATTGTAAAACTTTTAATTTTTCTTCTGCTGCAGCTATCTTATCAACTAATTTATCTATCTCATCTATGTGTTGTGGATGTTCTCCAATAGCTACTGGTTTTTCTAAGTAAATTTGTATCGTTGCATCAGCTTCTGAAATTTGTGCATTATATCGATCTTCTAATGCATCTAATATTGCTAATCTAAGATTCATATTGAATCTATATATTATACAAAATAATGTGCAATACTTTTTATTTTTTACCGTTATTACGGAATATTTGAGTGCCCTTAATTCCAAAAATACTAGCTACAACTAAAATCCAGAGATTAGTGAACCATGATGGAAGAGCTGCAAAATGTTCAAAAAATAAATTTACTTTTTCCATAGCTTCTGGATCATCACTTAGAACAGCCCATGCAAGAATTAAAATAGGTATTGTTAAAATTATTAAAACAAATTCGTCCTTATAATCATTTTGTCTAGCCTCTAAAAGCTTACCTTGATAAGCCTCTTCACCTCGTGCTTGTCTTTCTGCATGTAATAATTGTGCATCTGACATAGCCACTTTTGCTTTTTGTTTGTTTGAATAAATTTTTGATCCTGCAGATACTGCTAATTTTATTGCTTGAAACCACATTATTTTACTCCTATAAATTTAAATCCTTTTATTGCTGCACCCATACCACGAATTCCATCTGGTCTATGAGGACAGGTCATAGAATTCATTTTTCCTTTTTTCATTTTAATTGGTGGTACTTGTGGGTTAGGTCCTCTTTTTGGAGGAGGACCACTTGAAACTCCACCAGAATTGTACGCTTTGAAATTAAAAAAATTATCTTTTGGTTTTATTAACAATGGATCAATTGGTTTATTGGGTAATATTGGATTTACAGAGGAGCTATCTTCATTACCTCTATTAATATTTTCAGTAGGTGATTTTTTCTTTTTTCTGTTAGGTGCAAATGGAGTATTTGCATCGATCATTTTTTTATATAAAAAACCACCGCCAGGTATTACTAATCCCGCAGCTAATGCTATGGCTTTATTTGCATAAGTAGTGCTTGGACTTATCACTGATCTAGCGGCTTTTCTTTGTGCATCAAGTGCTTTTTTATTTTTAATTGACAAACTTTGTCGACCTCCAAATTGCGCATTAGGATCTCTTCCTCCACCTCTTGTTCCACCAGTTGCACCAGTTCCTGGAGACATCGCTTTACCTTCTTTTGTCTCAGCTTGTGCACCTGCAAATGCTTTCATTACATCAACACCTTTAATAGTGCCTTTATTCTTTGCAGCATAAAAAACTTTTTCAGCATTTTTACCATACTGTTTTTTCATCGCTGACATTATTTTTTTACCTTTATCTGTAAGTGGCATTATGCAAACTTCTTTCTTAAATTAATTTTAGCTTTTTTAGCAATGTTTACTACTTCTCTTTTACCCATAACTTTAGCACGTTGTTCCATTACTGTTAAGATCTGTATTTTTCGTGCAAAAGGTTTTTTAATTTTATTAACTTTAGTTACTGTATTTCTAGCATCTGTTGGTGTAGCAAATTGAATCTTGACTGTATCCCTCGGATTTTCATCAGTATACAATCTTCTATCAGAGCCTTTTGGTTTTTTACCAGTTCCTTTTTTAGGATCAGCCATAATTATTTTTTCTTCCTAGCAATTTCAAGTTTCTCTTCTGCAATTCTAATTCTTTCTGCAGCTTGAGCCTCATTATTTTCTAATTTCATCTTTTCAATGTCTAATTGTTCCTCATTTTGGTTTTCTTTGATATCCATATTCATCATAGACTCATCTGCTTTTCGTTGCATATCCATAGCTCTAAGATCTAACTCTCTTTGTTTCAACATTACAATAGGATCTTGTTTTTGACCCATAGCTTCTGATTGTGCAAGTTCAATTGTTAACTCTGCAACTTTTTGAGCGATCATAGCTTCAATTCTAATCTGTGCTGCTTCTGGGTCTGCTTGTAACATTTGTTGCATCTCAGGATTATTTTGAATTGCTGCACCAACTTCTCCTTGAGCAAGTAATGAAACGTGCTCAGATATGTGTGATTGAAGTGCTGCATACACTTGAGGATTAATTTGAACCATTCTTGTAGAAATAAATGCTCTATGAGCTGCAATATGAGCTTGATGATCTTGAGTTGGAAACGCTTTAAGTGGTTTCATCATTAATGCTTCCATATTTTCTGTTGCTGGGTCTTTTGGTACAGGTCTTTCTAAAGGTTTTAGTATTTGGTCTATATCTTGAGTCCCCAATGCTTCATATACTCTTCGATATGCCTCTCTCAAGTTGTGCATCATAGGATTTGACATAGCAATCTTTAAATTTTCGTTTGCAAGTGTAACTCTTTGCGCCATACTCATGATATTTGGGTCGGCAACTGGAATTACGTCTACTCTTTCGTCAAAATCAGTTTGTTTTACCGCCTGATCTGCACCATATACTGAATATGGGTAGATTGGTGGTAGATATGTTGCAAAAACTTTAGATAAAAGTCTAAATTCTCTTCTCATTGAGTAGTAACATCGCTTGTGTATAGCACTCATGACCCTCGAACCTCTCTCAAGTAGAGAAACAGTGGTACCAACAGCTCTATTTTGCATATCATTACCTGTATCCATGTTAGTTATAGCTGCAAACTTCTGACCTGCTTGAACTACGAAGCCCATTAGTTGGTATAATGTAGATGATGGCTCTTTAAATGGTAAAATTTGAAACTGATCTTTGATATTTCCACCCGGTGCGTCTACATCTCTGAACTCTCCTGGTTGAAAAGGCTGATCATCATCTCTAATTCTTATCCCTCTAGACTTAAATCCAGCTGGTAAGTTAGATAATGTACCAGCGTCTAATAATTGTCTTAGAGATTGTGTAGCTGTTCTACTTAATCCACCAATCATGTGAGTTAAACCAAAGCCATAAAAGCCTAATCCTGGTAAAAATTTGAAATGAACAAAGTATTCTTTACGCTTTTTTGTTTCATCACTCATATCGTAGTTACGATAGATAGATAAAATTTCACCTGAGCCTTCATCTATTGTTACAATGTATGGAACTTTAACTTGTTTGTCTGCGTCTTGCATTTCAAATTCTTCTAAATTGCAATCAACATGCATTTCTAAAATCGAAAAAGAATATTGTTTATCTCCTCCTGGAGTTACCCCTTCTAATTCCTGATATTTTTTTTCTATCTCGGTGGGGCCACTAGATGATGGTTTTAATTCTACATCCCTATAGAATCCTGCTTGTTGTTTTTTTAAAATTTCATTTTCACCCATTTTAATTACGTGAGTAATTCTTTCACAATCCATTAAATCTGTGGCGTAGTATGGAACTACTAAGTCTTCTGCAGGAATAAACTTAGATACAGCTCTTTGCATAACTTCATCATAGTAAACTTTTTTAAATGCAGATCCTGCAAGTGCTAAATAAAATAATAATTGATCAAACTCTGGAGTATACTCCTCCATCTCTTCTGTAATCATATAATTCATAAAATCTTGAACACGCTGAGCTTGATTTATTTTTTGATCATCTTCAATTCCTAAGACTCTTGTTCTTACAGGTCCAGATGAGGGTAATAATTCTTTATAAGCTTGCGCTTGAAATTGTGTGACTGCCTCTGATAATAGTGGATGAGTCACGGATGCCGACCCTTTAAATGGTCTTGTCATCACAGTGTGTTTAATTCCAAGTAGATCTAAATTGTTTGTGTAAGAAGTTTCCCAATCTTTTCTTGAAACTCTATCTTTTTTATAATCGTCTAACAATTGATTAGACATTCTTTGAAGCACTTCATCAGACATGTCCTCTGCGAGATTTTTAAAAAATTCTTCAGTTTCATTAACAGCTTGTTCTACTGTAGTTTCATTAGAATCTCCTTCTAACTCAACATTAATCTCTTCTGATTCAGGAGTGTCTTGCTCCTCAACAATTGCTTTATCGATTTCGGCCATTAATACATTTTTGTAGGTTTCGTTCTAGCCATTCCGCCACCACGAGCCTTGATCATACTTCCACTTTTAAATAAAGGTTTATCAAATGTAAATCCAAACAAACCAGGATTTTTTTTATTAGTATTTTTTTTCATAGAAGATGTTCTTTTTTTTAATCTTTCAGCATCTTTAAATTTTCTAAATTCTTTTTTATTAGCAAAAGTTTTACCACCGGTTTCAATTTTTCCACTTTTTAAAATATTAATAGATTTTTGATTTAAATCACTAACTTTTTTACCACCTTGATAAATTCCGGTTCCACTCCCAAGATTTGAATCTCTATTTATAAATTTAGTTTTAGTATTACCTACTCCTTTGTTTATACCATCTTTAAAAACATTACCTGTTGAATCTACTTTTAATTTTGGAAATGTTTTAGTAACTTTTGTTTTAGCGATTGGCAAGCTTGTTTTACCTCTCATAGCTACATCTGAAGTCATTGCTTTTCTAGCTGAAGCTATTTTATCTCCTGCAATTCCAGATGCTGTTTTACCACCTAGCATCCCTAATTTAGATGCACCAATTCCCAACGCTAAAGCAGCAAGAACCTTATTTCGTCTTCTTGATCTTTTTGACATGTCTTTGACTCCTATTTAATAATATACGTATTTACGTTGCTTGTAACTTTCAATCTCATCCTCGTCAGAATAAGTTGTTACAAACGAACCTTGCCGATATCTTAACATAGCTTGAGTAGTGCTGTCCACATAGTCGTCATGTTCTCCATTAGGAAACGCAGCACATTCTTCGATCACTTCTTGAGCCCAATGCTCATCTCTTGGATAATATATTTGGCCAGACTCAAATATAGGAGCACAAGCGTTGACTCGTGAATGTTTATCTTGTCCTCGACCTGGAGTGTAATCCATAACAGGAATTCCCATTCTTCTGAACTCTTGTAATAAACTTTGTCCACTCGCTTTGGCTTCGATGATTACTGTTTCAGGTTGCCAATATTTATATTGATCTAGTGCTACCAATTTTAATTCTGGA